CGTCCGCAATTATTTGTTCATTTGCTTTTTTGTTGTCATCAATGCGTGTCTGCAGTTCAATATCAAGTTGTTGTTTCTGCTTATCTAAGCCATCTTGCAAAATTTTCTCCTCTGATTGTTGTTGCTGCTGTAATTGCTGCTCGCGTTGTTGCCGCTGATCACGCAATGCACGCTCTTGCATAGTGGCTTCTTCCTCATGCTTCAGCCGCAATGCGTCCAGCTCTTCATCCTGGCGCTTTTGCAAGGCGTCAAGATATAAGTCTCTTTCGTCTTGAGAGTTTCTTTCAATTTGTTTTAGCGATTCTTCTGAGAGATGTTGGTTTTGTTCAAGAAATTCATCACGAGCATCAGAATATCTTCTTTCAGATAAAGCCCTCTCTCTGTCAAAGCGTTTTGTTATTTCTTCTTCCTCAGCCGACAAGCGCTTGTCGGCCGCGCGTCTGGCTGCACGGTCCGCGTCTTCATTTCGATCGCCTTCAATCTGCCTGATCCTGTCGTAGCGCCGCTGAACCTCAGCGACTTGCTTGTCCGTCTCATCCTTAGCCGCAGCTTTTCTATCTTCAATGCCACGCCTCAGCTCTTCGGTTTGTTTCTTCTCTCCGTCTCTTACTTCCGCAATAATTTGATCGGCCCTGTCTTTTGTGATCTGCTGTATCCCTTTGCTTGTAGCAATATCATTGAAAACTTTCACGATTGCATCACCAAGCGATGGCATCCGCTCCATGAGAGATCTGAATTCATCACCTTGCAGTCGCCCGGAACCCATCGCCTGAGCAAGTTGGCGGAATGCTTCTTTTTGATCAAGAAGGCTGAGGCCCGCCGCTCTGGAGGCCTTCGCCACGCCGCTGAATGTCGTCTGGATTTCTGACAAAGACAATCCCATTGGCCTTAATCGGCCGTAGAGATCTGCAACGCTTTGTTCTGCCGTTGTTTGGCTCAACGTAAACTCTTCCGCCGCCTTGCTGGCGAAATCGAACAGCCTTGCCGTCTCTCCATTGGCGGAGCCGAGGTTCTGGATGCGGCGAGTCACGAGCAGCGACTCATCACCGGCGATGATCGCTTCCCGGCCAAAATCCGTCATCCGGCCGGCGAGGTTTGACAGCCCGATGCCAGCCGCCACCCCACCCATGGTCTCCAGCATCCGGGACATGCGGCCCACCCCCGCCGCGCCACTGTCCGCCGCCGGCCCGAGGCCCCGCAGACGCCGATCCAGCTCCGCCAGCTCCCGCTGCCCCTCGGCCTTCGCTCGAACCCGCAGGATGGCGTCAAACGATGGCATCAGCGCCTCCGTACCTGCTGTGCCTGCAGTTTGGCAGCCTCCTGCTGGTGATGCTCCTGCAGGAGAGGGAGCGCCTCGGTGGCGATCAGGATCACGTCCAACAGCACCTCCTGGCAGGGGCGCCCGTACTGGTCCGCCACAAGCTGAGCCAGGGGCAGGGCCGCCTCAGGCCGCCAGCGGATCGGGGCTCCGCCCCATGGGTCCCGCTCCCACATCTGAGCCCCGCCATAGACCAGCCACACCTCCGCAGCCGGGTAACTGGAAGGCAGGACCACCAGGTCGCCATCGTCGTTGCGGATGTCACCAGGGGCAGGATGACGCGCATGGCGGCTGACGGTTGCCGGCCTCAGTGCGGCCTGCTCCGCCTCCGCCATCTGCGCGAACCACTCCCCCCAGCCGGGGCCGGCCAGCTCCGCTTGCGCTACCAGCGGGTCTGAGGTCATGTCTGACGCGGCGCCGCCTTGGCCGCTCTGGATCTGAAACCATTCCCTCGCGATCGCTCGGAGTTTCCCAGGCGCACCTTCGCCACACTTCCCTGCAGATCAAACTCCTCCGCAGCAAACGCGGTGATAATCGCAAGTGCTAACTTTGGAGCCTTTATCATTTTCATGCGTCGCTCTTCATCGCAGTCAATAGGCTGGCCATCTTCGGTAACCCACAAGTCTTGATCTCCGTCAGGATCATTTACCCAGCCGAGGAAGATGTCAGAGGCAACATCTTTAGTCACTTGACGAAAAGCGGGTTTTGTGGCGATTTTTTCGCCATTTTCATCCTGTTCATTGAGCACTTGCTCAATTCTTGCTTCTATTTTTTCGCGCTCGTCGTCAGAGTCAAGCGTAATAAATCTGCCAACAAATTTGACTGTTTGACCGTTTGAGTTGCCTTCAACAATAATTTTTTGATCTTCAGGTTTGGTAAAATCAAAGCCCATGATAAAAATGCGGGTGAGGTTTAGAGTCTAGCGCTGAACAATCACAAGTGAATTGTTTGCGCCTGCATCGCGCTCAGGATACAGCGTAAATTGCGTGTGCTGAATGCCTCCAACGTCTGTGTTACCGGTCTGGCGGAGACTCATTTTAGGAAGCTGAAACTCCGTAATCCTTCCCGCGACAGATCCATGAACAATCTTAAAGCTGTCAACCGTTCCATTTATATAGTGATTCCAATAGTTAAACTCATCCAGCATGGGCGTTCTGATCACCATTTCAGCCGTTACTGATCTGTTCGTGATCTCAACTTTCTGTTTGCATCCGGCCCGATCGCTGACGTCAAGGGTATTCTCAACCTGAATAGAGAACGACTGGAGACACAGTGGAATTGCCGTCGGTGATGTACCGATTTCCACTGTGGGAGTATTGCCCCCGTTCAGAAGCAATCCTGAGGTTTGATTGGTGAATGTTGGCGCGGTCTGAGGGAGTGCGACCTGAGTTGGCACAGCAAACAAGCCGGTAAAACTAAACGCGCGAGTGACAAACCCTCCCGCCTCACCCGCAAACGTGACAGAACCACGGCAACCCGTGGCTTTGTGCAATTGCAGCGCATGAGCGAATGACAGATCAACCCAATCCTGGGTGGCCTGCAGGTCGGTCAGGCTGTAGGTCACGCTGGTGTTGGCCTGAATGGTTTCGGCAAAGCTGCAGGCCTTCAACAGTTTGTTTTGTGGGTTGGCGGTCCCTGCCGTGCCACTGCCAGCCTCATACGTGCTGAACTGCACCCCCCAGCGGCGGTTGGAATATTTCGGTCGTTCAAGAAAACCGGCTTGAGTGTCATCACGAGCGGTTTCAACCTCATCGACCTCCTCAGTCGCCTCCAGCCCGTAGCTGATGATCGCGTCCGATGGGCCGGGCTCAGAGCCGGCTTGGCCAGGTTCGGGGTAGGTGGAGCCCTTTTTCGCCCAGACGGGCGATTTCATTCCTGAGAGCTGTGGCATGGTTAGGCGGGGAGTTGAGGATCGTCCGTTGATTCTGCCGCAGGGAGCAGCGCCAGCGGCGGTTGTGGCGCCTCTGACGCCTCTGACGCCTCTGGGATCAGCTCACCGCCTGACCAGAGGTAAGTGCCAGGCAACTGGGGAAGCGCGTCAATGGGGATCGAGGATGTCATATTGCCATTGAGAAATCGTGGCCGGTGGTTGCGATATAGCTATCATAGTGCATCCGCATAACAGCGCAAGGCCCCTCAACGTCGTAGATCGTGCCAGGCGCCTCATATTTTGTACCTACGTGGCCAGGAAGTTGCAGTGCTTGAACAATCATAACGTTGTTAATTGCGATAAATAATTCATCAGATACCTCGCTGATATTGTCCAGCACTGCCACGGGGAAATAGGCGTTTACCTGCAACTCCAGTCGATGAGTCACAACGCCCATGGCATCGCTGATCCCACCCGCCTCCGCTGGGCGCCGGTTGGGTGTGCCAGGTGGCGAACCCAACTGCCTGACGATGATCACCGGACCCGCTGCCAGCTCGTTCTCTCCGACTGGTAGAACGCGGTCCAGGTAGGCCGCCGAGACGCCGGGGATCGCCGCCAGCAGGGGGATCAGCGACTGCTTGAACTGAAGGGGGAGACTCGCGGTCATCAGCGGGGGGATTGCCGCTGGTAGACCAGCGCCAGCAGGGTAACGGCCACACCGCGCCACTCGCCAACGGCCTCACCCTGCAGGGGTCTGCAGGCAATACCTCCCGCGTGCGCGTGGCAGGAAGCCCATGCCGCCGTGGGAATCAGTGCAGCGATGATCATGCACGCAATGGCAAATAGGATTGAGTATAGGGTGATTTGACTATTCATGGCTTGTAAAGGTTTCTTGCCCTAAGATGCTCAACCAATTTGGTCATTTCGTTTGCATCTTTTTCTGCATAATCTTCAAGTGCTTGGATCCTTGCTTTCATTTCAGGGAGTTCTCTTAACTCTCTCTTGATGTCGCTTACATCGTTTCGCATCGTGATAGCAGCGCTGAATATCCCAACCAGCGCCAATGCCATCACTGCTCCAATCGCCTGCCCCAGAGCATTTGATCCAACGCTGCTCCATGTTGTTGGTGGTGTGACTCCATTGGAGGACGGCGACGGCAGTTGTTCAGTCATTGCCGCGCAAAATCGAAGCAACCTCACACCCACTGTAGCGGGGCTTTGCGCGGGTGCTGAAACGCGAACGACACTGGGAGCCGTGATCGTCATGGCTGCGTCATGACGTCCTCCAGCGCTGCTAGGAAGGCGGGGTCCATATTGCGCGTGGTGGCAGCAGCTAGAAACTCTTCGGCCAGCAATGCCCCGTTTTCGGGATCGAGTTCTGCCAGGCCTGCCAGAAGAGCTGATAGAAATGGCTGCCAATTTCCGTCCCTTCTCCAATCATCAAAACGCGAGACTTGCGCAATGGTTGAGAATGGGTTCAGTTCTCCCATTGCTACAAAGTATTCCTTAAAGCCGTTCGCGGTTTGCATGTCATTTGCTAGGCCATCCCAATCAGGCCCAGGGGGAGGGGGCGGCAGATATGCAGACAGGGCATTCTCTATTTCTGCATCAGTTGAGGTGAGGGGCAGGATCAAAGGCTCGCGGCTTGGATTGTCGTCATCTGTTATGAAGATGCCGTCTTGTTGATAACTGATCATGGCAAAGAAGCGATGCGGAACACTGGCAGCGCACCCCGGTTGCCAGATATAAGAGTGGTTGAGGCGCCTGTCATATTAGGCCATGAGCCATATACTGATGTTAGTCTTCGTGTAATCGCTACAGTGGTATGACCGGTCCAAAACGAGAGATTTTCTACGCTTGTCTCGTAAAAGGACGATGCATCAGTCTGAGACTGTGTAGTCAGTGCGATGTTTGAACTTCCGTATGCTACGGCGAACCAATAAAGGCGATAAGCTTCTAGGGTAGCGGTTGCGGGCGTTAGGCCCGTCGTTGCTTGGACTATTGTAGTTGATGCTGCCGACATATTGGCGGTATGTATTATAGGATTTCCAGTTATATCGCCTTGAGATGTAGATTCATAGATTGCCAATTGAAAGCTAGTCCCTGGTGATGAAGTTGTGACTCTTCCCGCCAGTCCGTCGATCACCATACTTCTTTGAACCCGAAATGGCATCATTTCTATGATGTTTGTAGCACCAGGAGTTGTGCCCTGGGCAGGGTTTGTTTGTGACCCACATGTCCAGCGCCCTGGCGCATACCCATCCACAATAGGAATGCTGCCCGTCGCCCCTGTTGCACTTAACTCCCCGCTATATATAGACAACCCGCTTCCAAGTGATAAGAACTCAAATCTGTTCGTTGCGTTATTCCAATACAGAAGTCTTGTTGCCCCTGGATTGATTGCGCTGATTTGCGAGCTTAAAGCTCCATCAACCTTCAGAATTTGTCCTAGATTTGAATTAACAGAAATATCGCCCTGCAACATTGCTGTTCCGGACCAGTCTGGGAACGCAATCACTTGCGGCTCTGTGAGCGCTGAAGCGTCGATAGTGAGCGAATTGCCGCCGACCCGCTGCAGGCCAAACCGGCCCGAGGTGTCCGCAAAAAGGCTGAACCCACTCGCCGGGGGTGCAGGAGCCGCGCCTGGCAGGAATGAAGCCAGGGTCAGACGCCCCGAGGCCTCGTCCACGGTCAGGCCCGACGCCCCAGCAAATGCTCCCGCAGACGATCGAAACTGAGTCTGGCCAGAGCTGCCGCCGGGGGATCCAGCCGCAGCCACTAGAAATCCGCCGGTCACGCTCAGGCCTGTCCCGAGGGGCAGGTGCTCCAGCCGGCTCGTGGAATTGTTCCAAAACACCAACCGATCTGCCGCAGGGTTCACGCCACCTATCGCCTGATTCGTGACGCTCAACACCTGCGACGCGCTTACCGCTGTTGTCACTGCTGCCAGGTGAGGCAGCGCCGCCACATGGCCGCTCAGGGCCGCCGCCGCCGCCCCAGCCGGCTCTGCACCGATCGCGCCAGGGGTCAGCGCATCCGCTCCGCCAGTTGCGTGGGTGCTGGCGTGGGCCGTGGGGGGACGCGCATTGCTCAGCCGGCTGTCATCCCCCGCCGCCACCGATCCGGCCGTGGTCCCAACGTTGCGAGTAGCGGAGTCCCCCAGCCCCAGCGTCCCGATCTGCGCGGTCACCTCTGCCTCGATCGCCGCGGCGTGGGCTGTCGAATCCGCCAGGTGGGTGCTGATCGCTGAGCTGATGGCCCCCGCCGCCCGTGCGGCGATCTGATCTGGCGTCGTCCGCGCTGTCGCGACCTGCTGGGCGGTGCCGCTGCCGGTGCCCGCTGCGCTGCAAACGAACTGGAGGCCCGCCACGGCCGTCACACCCGCTGGCACCCCGCACGCCTGCCAGTTGGTGCCAACGCCAACAGAGACGATGCGGTAGCCCAGGCCTGCCACCAGCGCCGTCGCTGCCACGGGGGAGCCGACCAGTTGTTCGCAAGGAACCGCCTCGCTACCAGCCAAGGGAGCGGTGGCCGCCGGGAGGTTGCCGAGGATGATCGATTCAGGCATTGAGGAACCCCTGCGCTGTGGTGATCGGTTTGCCGGTGCTCGTTACCAGCCAGGCGCCAGCAGACGTGGTGAGCACTCTCGCCTCATAGGCCGGGGGAGGCGCTGCGATTGGACCGCTCACCGGCACGCGACAAAACGCAAACGCCGCCGACGGCATCGGATCATGCTCAACCGTAAAGATTTCGCCGTCGTAAACCAA